CAACTTACTGATATTGAATACTTCCAATCAAAATTATATAAGTCATTAAATGTTCCATCAAGTCGTTTAGATAGTCAAGGTGGATTTAATTTAGGAAGATCATCAGAAATATTAAGAGATGAACTTAAATTTACTAAATTTGTAGGCAGATTAAGAAAGAGATTTTCTCAAGTTTTCAATGATATGTTGAAGACTCAATTGATTCTCAAAAATGTAATTACACCAGAAGATTGGGATTCATTAGAAGAACATGTTCAATATGATTTCTTATATGATAATCATTTCTCTGATCTAAAAGCAAATGAATTATTGAATGAACAACTTGGTGTTGTTGCGGCAATGGAACCATATATGGGTAAATATTTTTCTGCTCATTATGTTCGTACAAAAGTTCTTAAGCAAACTGAAGATGATATTGAAGAAATAGATAAGCAAATTGATAAAGAAATCAAGGATGGTACTTTACCAGATCCAAATGCAATTATAGATCCAGAAACTGGAATGGAAATTGATCCATCAAGTATGGATTTGGGTCAACCGATGAATGAACCAGATCTTGAGTCTCAAGGTACATCAACAGAAGTTGAAATGCCGAAAGGTGGAGAGATATAAATAATTTCTAGTTTATAATTATTTTTTAACAAAATGGATGATTTAATGGATATGATTACTGCGAATGATTCCGCAGCAAATGTTAGTGATAAAATTAAAGAAATTTTATTTACTAAAAGTGCTCAAAGAATTGATACTGTAAAACCAGATGTTGCAGCAACCATGTTTGGTGACGAAGTTCCAGAAGTTTCTGAAGAAGAACCAACTGATGATACTGAAGTGACAAATGAAGTAGAACCACAAGAGGAAAAACCCGATGGCGAATAGAACTTTAATAACAGGTGAGCAGGTTGCATGTGGCACTAATTCTGGAGTTGCTTCCACATTTGGAAATGCAACTGTAGTACGTCTTTGTAATAATGGTAGCACAGCAAGATTAATAGCTGTTGTTACTGCTGCTGGTGGAACAGTAGTTGGAAGTTTCACGATGCCAGGTAACACCGTTGAATTTCTTGAGAAAAAACCAACCGAGGCAATATTTGCATCAGATAATTCTGTCTTGGGTTCACCCGTAGGATACACCAATTAAGAACAATGAAATTAATCACAGAAGAAATCTCAAGCGTTAAATTTATCACCGAAGGAAAAGGTACTAAAAAGAAAATGTACATTGAAGGTGTTTTCCTACAGGGTAATATTAAAAACAGAAATGGTAGAATGTATCCTGTTGAAACTCTTGCAAAAGAAGTTGGCAGATACAATGAAGCATTTGTTGGAAAAGGTAGAGCACTTGGTGAACTTGGACATCCAGATGGTCCTACAGTAAACCTTGATCGTGTTTCACATAAGATTACATCACTTGTTCAAGAGGGAGATAATTTTAAAGGTAAAGCACAATTATTGAATACACCAATGGGTAAAATTGCATCTTCACTTTTAGATGAAGGTGTGATGTTAGGAGTTTCTTCTCGTGGTATTGGATCATTAAAAGAAGATCGTGATGGATGTAAAGTTGTTGGTGAAGATTTTATGTTAGCAACTGCTGCTGATATTGTTGCTGACCCATCTGCACCTGATGCATTTGTATCGGGAATTATGGAAGGAAAAGAATGGATTTGGGAAGGAGGAATCCTTCGTGAACAACAAGCAGCACAAACAAAAAAGAGAATCAACACTCTTGTTGATCAAAAAGCATTGGAAGAACACAAACTTGGACTGTTCCAAGATTTCCTTTCAAATCTTTAATGTATAAATAACTATAGTCAATTTTTAAAAAGGTTAATTCGGAGAGTTACAAATGTCCCGTGGCACACAATTACAAGAAATGGAAGTAAAGACACAGCAATCCAAGACTGCCGTAAATGCTAATGCGAAACCAGGAGATCCAATGCCAACAATGGCAGATCCAGGTACAGGATTAGCAAGCGTCGAAGATCTAGGTGGTCCTACTCCAGAAAATTCAAAACCAGATGACAATTCAAATATGTTGAAAACACCTGGTGCGACTCTTAAACAAGTCAAAGATATAGTCAACAAAAATGCTAAACCTGCAGATCCAATGCCAGCTGGTATGAAGGAAGAGGAAGCAGAAGTTGAAGGCGAAGTTGTATCAGAACAAGATACTGATGAAGAGTTAGATGAAATCTCCGAAAACCAAGAAGACGATCTTCACAATAAAGTAGAGCAAGCAATTACTGAAGAACCAGCAGAAGAGGAAGAAGTAGTTGCAGAAGATTCTAAAGAAGAAATTGATGTTTCAGCAGATGTTGAAGCACTTCTACAAGGTGAAGAACTTTCAGAAGAGTTTCAAACAAAAGCAAAAACTATTTTTGAAGCAGCAATTAACTCAAAAGTCGATGCAATTCAGGAAGAACTAGAAAAAGTTTATTCTGAAAAACTTGCTGAAGAAATCGAATCAACAAAAACATCTCTTACAGAGAGAGTTGATTCATATTTAGAATACGTAGCCGATGAATGGTTACACGAAAATCAACTCGCAGTTGATCAAGGATTAAAGGCAGAAATGTCTGAGTCCTTTATGACAGGTCTGAAAGGACTTTTTGAAGAACATTATGTATCCGTACCTGAAGAAAAATATGATGTGCTTGAAAGCATGGTAAATAAACTTGATGAAATGGAGTCAAAACTCAACGAGCAAATCGATAAGAACATTGCTCTTAATAAGAGATTATCAGAATCTACATCAGATGGAATTTTAAGTGACGTATCTGAAGGTCTTGCAATCACTCAGAAAGAAAAGTTAGCTTCTCTTGCTGAAAGTGTTGAGTTTGAAAGTGAACAAAACTACCGTGAGAAACTAGTCACATTGAGAAATTCATATTTCCCAAATAGTGTACCTAGTGCTCAAAGAGATAATTCTGAATTTATCGCAGAAGGTACTAGTAACGATTCCACTAAAGTAGCTGGAAACGTAGCAAAGTATGTTGACGCACTTCAGAGATTCTCTAAGAAGTAAGTTCTATATTATAACTTATTAACCCTTAAATACTTTTTACAAGAGGAAACTTAAATGTTAGGCCCTAATTCAGAGGTTCTACAGGAGAAGTGGGCACCAATTCTTAATCATGAAGGATCATCAAAAATTGAAGATTCTCATCGTAGAATGGTTACTGCACAACTTCTAGAAAACCAAGAAAAATTTATATCGGAGCAGAATCAGTTTTTAAACGAAGCTGCACCAACAAACTCAACAGGTTCATCAATCGACAACTTTGATCCTGTTTTAATATCACTTATTCGTCGTTCAATGCCAAACTTGGTCGCATATGACCTAGCAGGTGTTCAACCAATGAGTGGTCCTACTGGACTCATTTTCGCAATGAGATCACGTTACTCAACTCAGACTGGAACAGAAGCATTCTTCGACGAAGCAGATACAAACTTCTCCGCAGAAAATGCAGGAAATTCTCCTATAGATCAAGGTGATTACACAACTGGTTCTGATACAGAAGCTGCTGGTTTCGGTACTGCTCAGTCAGGAACTAACCCATCAGTTCTTAACCCAGATAGTGGTACTTCTTCAGATACACAGCAGGCTAACTATGGCGTAGGTCAAGGTATGTCAACTGCTAACTCTGAAGCGTTAGGAGATGGTGCTACCAACCAGTTTAACGAGATGGCATTCTCAATTGAGAAAGTTACAGTTACTGCGAAGTCCAGAGCACTAAAGGCAGAGTACAGTTTAGAACTTGCTCAAGACTTGAAAGCAATTCATGGATTGAATGCAGAGGCAGAACTCTCTAACATTCTATCTACTGAGATTCTTGCTGAAATCAACAGAGAAGTTATTAGAACAATCTACAAAGCTGCAAGACCAGGTGCACAAGCTAATACTGCAATTGGTGGTCAGTTTGACTTAGATGTAGATAGTAATGGTAGATGGTCAGTTGAGAAGTTCAAAGGACTTCTATTCCAGATTGAGAGAGATGCCAACGCAATCGCACAGGAAACTCGTAGAGGAAAGGGTAACATCATCCTTTGTTCTGCTGATGTTGCTTCTGCACTTACAATGGCAGGTGTATTAGATTACACTCCAGCACTTAATGCTAACCTTAATGTTGATGACACAGGCAATACATTTGCTGGTGTTCTACAAGGTAAGTACAGAGTGTACATCGACCCATATTCAGCAAACGTTGCTGCTAACCAGTACTACGTTGCAGGATACAAAGGTACATCACCTTACGACGCAGGATTATTCTACTGCCCATACGTTCCACTACAGATGGTTCGTGCAGTTGGTCAAGATACATTCCAACCAAAAATCGGATTCAAGACTCGTTATGGTCTTGTTGCTAACCCATTTGCAGAAGGAACATCTGATACTAACTCAGGTCGTATTACTGCTAACGACAACAGATACTACAGAAGAGTTACTGTTAAAAACCTTATGTAAGCGAGTTGCTTATATACTTTTCAAAGACTCTCCTTCGGGAGGGTCTTTTTTTTACCTAAATATATACGACGATTTATTTTCTATAATGAAAACTTTAAAACAATTTATGGAAAGTCAAAAATCTTGTCCACAAGGTCAATATTATTGCTATACAGATAAAAAATGTAAGAAGATTCCAACAGGTTATCATATGGGTAGAGGTGGTTATCTTGCGAAAGATAATGATAATGATTCAGATGACAGTCAAAATGGGGGAAAGAAAAATGGTGGCAATGGCAGCAATGGTAATGGCAATGGTGGTAACGGGCATAGCGGTGGCAATGGTGGATCCAACGGGGGTGGTGGAAATGGTGGAGGAGGAGAGTAACCGATGACAAAACCTTGGTCAAATCAAATTGACAATCGTAATTACTTATCTCCAGTTGGATTTAAATTTATGATTTCAAAAGTCCCGAAAGCAGATTTTTTCTCAAATGAAGCATCAATACCAGGTATTAATCTTGGATTTACTTTGCAACCAAATTATTTGAGAGACATTCCTGTTGCAGGAGATAAATTAACTTATGAGGATTTTACTTTAAGTTTTTTTGTAGATGAAAACTTGGAAAATTATTTACAA